CAAGAGCTGTTCCAGTTGCAGGGAAATCGCCAGATTGATCCGGCTTTCCTCCGTACCGTCTCCGGCGACGGCGCCGCCGTCCTGCCCGCCGTGGCCCGGGTCGATGACCACGGTTTGAACGCGGCTCCCCTGCCCCATCGCCCCAGTGGGCGTGAAGGCCCGTCGGGAGCCTGCCAGAAAAATGGCGGAAAGTCCGATCATACAGACCGCCAGCCATGTATACAGCAGCGTTCGTTTCCGAATCAGCAGGATCATGCCAATCACCTCGGCCCAGCCTATGCGCCGCAGCTTATCCAATATGTCATTATAGCGACTTTTTGTCGGGAAAGCAAGTTCCCTACTTGCCCCTTCCGCATAGGATAGGGTACGCGCCCAAGGGCGCTTTCAATAAGGAGGGGATCACGAAGCTATGGAAAAACCCGAAGTGAAGCCCGCGGTCTGCGAGGTCGGTCAGGGCACCCTGCCCGGCTGCGCGGCACTGGCTTTCCCATATATTCCCATGCAGAGCAATAATCCCACCCGGTACAGCCGGACGGAGGCTTTGCAGACCGGCACCCTGTTTCCGGGGCTGGACCTGCCGTTTAAGGCGGCTATTCAGGCCCGGACCAAGCTGCCAAACACCGCACTGGTGGAGCTGATGGCCCTTGACTTCGCCGTCACGGAGCTGAATCTCTATCTGGATACACACCCGCAGGACCAGGAGGCTCTGGGACTGTACGCCTCCTATATCAAGCTGGCCAAGGAGGGCCGGGAAAAGTATACCGCCAAATACGGCCCTCTGGACAGCGCGGAGCTGGTTCTGGAGGACGGCTACACCTGGCTCAATGACCCATGGCCCTGGGAGTTAGGAGGAAACGGCTGATGTTTGTTTATGAGAAAAAGCTGCAATATCCGGTGAAGGTCGCCACACCCAACCCCAAGCTGGCGGCGGTGATCATCAGCCAGTACGGCGGTCCCGACGGCGAGCTGGGCGCGTCCCTGCGCTACCTTTCCCAGCGCTACTCCATGCCCTATCCGGAGCTGAAGGGCCTGCTGACCGACATCGGCACAGAGGAAGCGTCATGGCCCCCAATTTTGGCGCGGTATTTTTCCAATCCATCCAGTACATATGTCCACTTGGCAGGCAGCAGCTTGAGCGCCACCTCTACCCTGCCGTCCCGGTACACGGTCATCTGTTGGAGGAGATGACCGTAAAAATCATCGTCTGCCGTGCGCCCGCTGACGATGCCCGTGATGGCGGTGCGAATGTCCGGCTTTAGGGTCTGCGTGTCGGTGTTCAGCGTCTGCCGCTGTTTGATCGCGGCAATTTTCTCCTGCACCCGGTTCATTTCACTTTCACAGCGGGCTTTGGCGCGCTGATAGTCAGCCTTGGTGATGCTCTCATCGAAAAAGCGGTCATGGATGGTGTCATTGCGGGCTTGTAGCTTTTCAAGCTCCAGTTCCAGCCGCCGCAGCTCCTGCTCGCCGCTGTCCTCACCGGACGTCAGAACGCTTTCCACAATGCGGGCGAGATTCGATATGATCGCTTTCTTATCCAGCGTCACGTCGTTCACCGAGCGCCGCAGAAGGTCCATGGCAATGTCATCCCGGATCTGCCGCCCGACGCTGCATCCGATGGTATTTCCCGCGCCGTCTGTGCGCCGCAGGCCCTCGTTGGTGGCGGTGAAGCAGCACCAGCGATAATAGGAGCTGCCGTCCTGCCGCTTTTTGGTGCGGTGGGAGAAGCTCTTGCCGCACTCACCGCAGCGAATTTTGCCGGAGAGCGGATAGCGGTTGCCATGTCCGCCGCAGCCCGTTGCGCGGTTGCGGCGGGATAGCTCCCGTTGCACCGCCTGCCACGTTTCCCGGTCGATGATGGCCTCATGGTGGTCTTTCAGCGCTACCAGCGGCTCCTTGCCGTGGTTGTACTTCTTTTCATGGGTCAGAAAGTCCGGCGTGTAGGTCTTTTTCTGGATCAGGTCGCCGCAGTATTTTTCATTTTTCAGGATCTTTGTCACGGTGGCAGACGACCAAAGGCAGTTGCCCTTGCTGCTGAGGATACCGGCCTCCCGCAGTTCCCGCGCGATGGTGCTGCACCCTTTGCGCTCTTGCAGGTACTTATGGAAGATGAGCCGGACAACTTCTGCACCCTCCGGGTTGACGGTCATTTTACCGCCGATCACGTCATACCCCAGCAGCGAGCCGCCAAAAACGACGCCCTTCTCCATGCTGCGCATCTGTCCCCATTTGGAGCGTTCAGAGGTCTTGCGACTCTCATCCTGCGCGACGGAACTCATGATTGTCAATCGAAGCTCCCCATCGTTGGTGCGGGTATCCAGGCTGTCATTGAGAAACAGCACGCCTACGCCCCGCCGACGCAGGTCACGGGTGATTTGCAGGGCGTCCACCGTGTTGCGGGTGAAACGGCTGACCTCCTTGGTCACGATCAGGTCGATCTGCCCCAGCTCCGCCGCGTGGAGCATTTTATTGAACTCCACGCGCTTGCGGGTGGACGTGCCGGAGATGCCCTCGTCGGCATAGATGCCTTGCAACTCCCAATCCGGCTGACGCTCAATGTAATCACGGAAATATCGCTGTTGGGCCTCAAACGAGTTCGCCTGATCTTCCTTATCCGTGGATACGCGGCAGTACGCCGCTACTTGTAACATAAAACCGCCTCCTTTGCGGGTATCATACGGCGAATCACATGCCTTTGCAACTGTGCGGATACTGAAAGGCACTATTGCTTTACAGCTTATTGATTGCAAAAGATATTTCACTGTGTTGCTTCGTGAGAACTAAATTGCCAACGTAAAATATTCTTCATTTTCCGAAGTTCTTCCTGCCGAGCGATATTTTCTATAATGAGATGGGTTTGCAGTTGGGAAGTCGGTTCATCGGTGTACTCATCAAGTTCAAGCATATGTTCGTTCCAGTAAAAAATCCGGACACCTTGCTTTTTCATCGCCCGAAGCACCTTCTGTGCGTCCATACAACAGTTTGTAAAATCCGACATCCGCTCGATAATCAGAATGTCAAATTTTCGTTCAGACGCATCCTCCACCATTTTCCGAAGTACGCTGCTGGGCTCGGAAAGATACCACGGCTTTGGAGAATCCATGTAAAACGCATGGAATCCCAACCCAACATCAGCGGCGAATTCCTGCATTTCTGCTCTGATTTCCTCTGGCGGTTCTTGGCACTGTTCTACCTGATAGAATGCTGCTTTTAACATTATTCATTTCCTCCATTCATTCGTGTATATTTCTCCAATTTCTGTACGCAGTCTTTAAACTGCGTTTCATTGAGGATACCTTGCTGTTGTAAGGCGAGCAGGACGGCTCGCTGGTATGCGAGAAGAAAGTCCTGCCCGATCTCGTCTGCCGCCTGATTATGCAGCAGCTCCGGTTTGCTTGCCATCCTGCTCCCCCCTTTCCTTGAAACTATGCGGAGAGACCGGTGAACTTGTTTGCCGTTTTCCCGGAAGCGGTTTCCTGCCTGACGGAAACTCGATTTCTGCTCCTTGGCACGCTCGCGTCATTGACGGTCATGGCCTGCTTCCCCGAAAGAGAAACGCTCCGGCGGTCATTCAATTTTGTGGAAGATCGTTTGTGCTGAATTTCAACTTCCACAAAAATGATAGCAAGCGTTGACGGAGATTTCAATATGTGGTAAACTAATTGCGTTACAAATGATATACCACACACGCGGCAGGACTGTGTCCACGAATGGAGGAAAAGCCTTGAGAGCCTTGTATTGCTTGAGTTTTGGCCCAAAAAAGGAATATGTAGAAACGGATTTCAAGCCCGTGGAATATCGTCTTGGGACAACCCTTATTGCCTTTTTGTCCACAGATTTTGCTTCTTTACGGGCGAAATTACTGGTGCGAACAACGCCCATGATGGAAAATCAAGCCATTACCGAGATCAAAAATGCGCTGAGCGCGATCCATCCTTTCGGGGAACGCTTTGTGCAGTCCCTCTTTTTTGAAGAAAAGCTGGCAGACGTGCTTGATGAACGCATGGAAGGTTTTGAGAAACTGCAAAAGGAACTTTCCGCCTTTGCAGATGCCGCGCTCGTGCCGGACAGATCTAAGTTGAGCGCCAAGCAGCGTTTGGCGCTCTATATGAGCCGCGATTTTCAAGCTGCCACAGCGATCGCCGGTTTGGACCTGAAGATGCGCGCAGAACGAAAGCTGTATGTAGATGAGCAGAATTTTGATCCGGTGTTGGCGGCAGACCGCATTTCGACGCCACCAAAGTCCGTCCGGTTTGCCCGCATCGAGGGCTCGGACGATTTGGGCGCGACGCTGCTGACAGAACTGCTGGAGATGGTCGAGCAAGGAATTGAATTGAAAAAGTGTGAATATTGTCATCGTTACTTTATCCCTTTCTCTTCCAAAGCTCTTTATTGTGATCGGTCAGTCGGTGATACCGGAAAAAGCTGCAAAGAACTCGCAGTCAAAGAGAAGCATGAAAAGAAAATCGCTGCCGATGATGGCTTAAAGCTCATCCGGCAGCGGATCAAAACCTATGATATGCGTGTTCGCCGTACTCCGGCTATTTACACAGATGCCGCATTTCAAATCTGGAAAGCACAAGCGGAGAATGCACGAAACCGCTACGTGAACGGCGAATTGACCTATGAAGAATTAGATGCGCTTACACAGCTCCCAAAGAAGAAAGGCGAATAATAGGCGAAGAAAACACGAAATGTTTGCGTATTTTTCTTGTTCTTTGCGTATACTGTGATATAATAAAGGCGAGGTGATGAGCGTGACCTTAAAAGAATTGCGTATTTCAAAAGGGCTGAATCAGGCCCAATGTGCGGAATACCTCGGTATGTCCACGCGCAACTATCAGAATTACGAAAACGATGCCGCGAAAGCAAACACGGCCAGATACCATGCGATTTATCAAAAGTTGGAAATCTATGGTCAGCCTGTTGTTACAGCCGCTGTCCCCTCGCAAATACCTGAGTTTTATACGAATGTTGTCACGGGTACGGGCTTGCAGGCGCTGGCAAACAGCGTGGCAAAGTACGGTAAGCGTGACTGCTTCAGCACCTTACAGAAGTTTGTGAACGGCTCCTATGATGGGAAGATCTGTATTTTATACGGTCTCCGCCGAACCGGAAAGACAACACTTCTGTTCCAAATGCTTTCCGATCTGCCCATAGAAAAAACGGCCTACATCAAGGTGCAGACCACCGATGATATGTCACGGCTGACAAAGGACTTGAAAGTTCTGTTTGAACTGGGCTATCGGTATGTGTTTATTGATGAAATTACGCTCCTGAATGACTTCATCGACACCGCTGCCGTGCTTTCCGATGTGTTCAGCATGATGGGCATGAAAATCGTTGTTTCCGGTACGGACTCTCTTAGCTTCGCTATGGCAAACCGCGATGAACTGTACGACAGAAGCGTGACGATCCACACCTCTTTTATTCCCTTTCGGGAGTATGCGCGGCTCCTGAACATCTGTTCTGTCGATTCTTATATTGAATACGGCGGAACGCTGAAAATGGAAAATATGAGCTTTGACGATCCGGATGCCGCCTTTGACGAGGTCGCGTTTCGGGACGACGAAAGCACACGGAAGTATATTGATACCGCCATCAGCCGCAACATTCAGCATACACTGAAAAACGACCATTACGGCGAATACTTCAATCAACTGCGGGAGCTTTACGAAAAAGGTGAACTGACCAACGTCATCAACCGCATTGTGCAGCACATGAACCACCGGTTTGTGCTGCGCGTGGTGGAGGACGAATTTAAGTCCCATGACTTTGGCTCCGCAAAGGAGCTGCTTTTACATGATCTCCCTGCGGAACGGGCAACTGTTCTCTATGATGTCAATGAAAAGCAAATATTGGAGCGATTAAAGGCCATCATTGAGGTCAAGGAAAAGAGTGAAACAACCGTTCCAATCACGCAGGAGCATATCGACAAGGTGAAAAAGTATCTGCTTATGCTGGATCTGATCGTCAACTGTCCGGAACGGTATGAAAGCGGTAAGCAGGCAGAGCATATCGTCTTTTCTCAGCCCGGTATGCGCTATGCCATCGCAAAGGCGCTGGTCTATTCCCTGATGCAGGATGCCTATTTTGCATCGATCCCCGAAGCGGATAAGGCATATATCACAGGAAAGATTCTGGACGATGTAAAGGGCCGGATGCTGGAGGACATTGTTCTGCTGGAAGTCCGCAAAACCGCGCCCAGTACGATGGAAGCGTTCAAATTCAAGTTCGATGCTGGCGGCGAGTTTGACATGGTGATTTACGATAAAGCAAGTAAAAATTGCCGCATCTATGAAATCAAGCACAGCACCGAGGTCAACGAAAAGCAGACACTTCATCTGCGTGATGCAGAGAAATGCCAAATCGTTGAAAAACGCTTTGGCCCGATCAGCGGTAAATTCGTTCTTTATCGCGGAAAAGATACGTTTGCTGAGGATGTTCAGTATTTGAATGTAGAAAATTTTCTGTGTGGTCTGAAGTAACTTTTGAGGAGGATTTATCATGAACTATATTTTAAAGCAGTTCGATGAACCGTTGGTTAAATTCTCCGCGACAACGGATACCAGTGAGCCGGAGATCCAAATCCTTTGGACAAACGAAGAAAAAGCGGCATTTCTGCCGCTTGGTCTGACGCTTACGCCGGATGGATTGAGCCGTTGGCTGCGCCGCCGCACGATTCCCAAAAACCGCGCCTACGTCCATAGCCTTTTGGCAAAATGCGGCTTAACTATCAACCGACCGCTCAGTATTATCAGTGTTTGTAAAGGACTATCACTTAACGATTGCTATTGGGTCGTTGAGGACGGTGACACCGCTTCTTTCGGCAAGGTAAATCTCTACGACAACCCATTCAGCAATGTTCTGGCCGAGCTTGCCTTTACCGGTTATGGCAGCAACGTCCGCACCTCCCTGCTCTCCAGCCCGGAGTTTACCACCAACGGAATGCTCCGCAAATGCTGGCGGCGCATCGGCGGTAAGGTGTATCTCTATAAGGGCGGCACGGAGGGCGCGACCAACACAGGCAACGAGCCATACTCTGAGTTTTACGCCGCGCAGATCGCCGCCGCCATGGGCGTTCACGCGATCCCCTACGGCTTATCCCGTTGGAAAGGCGTTCTCTGCTCCACCTGCGAGCTTTTTACCGACAAGGCGTATGCCTACCTCCCGATCGGACATCTCGTTTCTAAGGGCGGCATGGGGGCTGTCAGGACATATTACGAGAAGATGGGAGTCGAGTTTGTCAACGCACTGAACGAAATGCTGGTGTTCGATGCGGTGATCTGCAATGTGGACCGGCATTTTGGAAACTTCGGCGTGATGGTCGATAACCGGACGAATACCATCGTCTCCCCCGCTCCCCTGTTCGACCACGGCAATTCCCTCTTTAACTTTGCGGGTACGGATGCCTGGGCAGACGAGGCCGCATTGGAGGAATATATCGAAACGCTTTACCCCAGCGTGTACGATGATTTTCTCGGCACAGCCAAGGCCGTGCTGACGCCGGAGCTGCGCGAGAAGCTGCGGCATCTGCTGAACTTCAAGTTCAAGAAGCACTCACGCTATAACCTGCCCGAAAAAAGATTGCGGATGATGGAGCGGCAGGTGCAGAAACGGGCAAGAATATTATTGTTGGATATGTAAATATAATAGAATCGGCATCATGTCAATAGCATGATACCGATTCTGTTACACTATAATTGAGGCTTTTCTAACACATACATCAACTGGCTTGCCAGCATGATTTGCTCCATAGCCTCACGTTTTTCATATTGAAGATTAGCATGAGCCGCAGGGTTGCGATAGGCTGCCATGATTCCTTCAAACAGAGAGTGGATTCCACGTCGGTAGTCCCTGCCGCTGGTAGTAGATGTGTCGCAGAACCTGAAAACGCCATTTTCGCTTATGAGTGCGCCAATCACATCACCAATCTTTGAGGGAACTGTTGTGCCGGGTTTTAACTCTGAAAACTTCTCGCGCAGACGAGATTCTACTTCTTTGACCGCCTTTTCTGCTGCGGTCGAACAATGACCATCTGCATATAACTCACGGGAGACATTCACAATTCGCGGATGAATCTCAGCCCAGAACTGGACAACAACAGGTTCTGCTTCAATATGGCGGACAATTACCACCAACTCGCCAAATGCCGCAGGATTCAGGAAAATAGCACCCATCTCGTTTTGCTGAAAGAGTATATTTGCAACACAGGGGAGCGTAGTCATTAAGGATTTAATCACCACGGTGCAGTGTTTGGCTGCCTGCTTCATGCGTTGGCGGAGACCTCGTCGGGAGTTTCCGACCATGTTTGATAGAAAGAAAGTGTATTTTCGACTTTGTCATAAACTGCACGGAGAAGTACATCTTTCAATTATTCTCGCTTATCACTTTCATCAGCAGAAAATCCACATATTTTACAATTGTAGTGAAGAAATTCCCATATAGGAGTTTGCTTTGCTATCCACGCGCCACATTTGGGACAACGTAATGTCCAAACGGAGAGCAATATTGGAATAGAACTTATGATTAATAATATTCCGCAATATCCGTTAAACAGGTTAAAAATATAGAGCAATATGGCGCAAATAAACCAAGATATAAGTAATGCAATAATAGTTATGACTTTTCTTCGATAATGCGCGACGTTTGAGTGTTTGGATTCGTGAACACTATTTGTTGAGAGTCTTCTGTTTAAATATGAGGCTTTTCCTTTACCAACGCTGTGCCCACAACTTGGGCAAGAGTAAAAGTACAATAATACTGGATTTCTTAAATAAATATGTGCCCCACAAAACGGACAATGAAAGAGCGTGGCGCGGATTGCAAATCCTGCAATAATCATCCCGCCAGAGCCAAAGAATGACACTTCAATAGGAATACCCCATTTTTTGGCATAACCATAATATCCTGCGAAAAAAAGACCAGCACCTAAGAGTACAAGAAGAGTGGATAAAATAACTCTTATTCGGAACCAAAACGCAGTTCTATCTTCTTTCATATAAATCCTCCATTAATTTAAAGCAGCTGACTTACCTCCGGCGCGACCTGAATGCCATCGATGGAAAACTGTCCCTCGGAAAAAATCTGCCCCCTCGCCAGGCGGAGCGTTTAGACACGATCCGCACCGTCTATGAACAGCAGAAGTACATGTACGATAACCGTACCCACAGCGTACCTGACCGGATCGTCAGCGTGAGCCAGCCCTTCGTTCGGCCCATTGTGCGGGGAAAAGCGGGAAAGCCGGTGAGTTTGGCGCGAAGCTGGACATCAGTGTCGTTGACGGATGGACGCGGCTGGAGTGCTGTTCTTTTGACGCCTACAATGAGGCAGGAAATCTGCGGGAAATGGCAGAGCGGCTCCGAGCGCGAGAGGGGCATTACCCCAGCCGGATTCTGGCGTACAAAGGTTTTCGAAGAGCGCCCGGATGGCGTCCTCCGTATCCCCGCTGACGCATAGCGGCAGGCAGATGTCCAAATCACCGTTTTCGAATGCCGGCTGCGTTTCATCATAGTAGGGCGGCAGCTGCGCGATGAACTGTTTCCAGAAGGCGCCGCAGTCTTCCTGAGTCAGGCTGTCCTCCGCCTGAAACAGTGCTGGCGGTTTAGGCACGCCCGCGCAAGTTCGTCCTCGCTGCAAATTCCGCTCATTCTCGCAAGGTCAGTTACGGCAGCCCGGTAGGGATAGAAACTCTGGCCGTTGACGAATAGTCCGGCATTCGTTTTCTCTTGGTTGGACCACAGACCGCTCTCCGCAAGCGCGACAGTCAGTTGGCAGAGCAGTGCTTTCCACGCCAGTTCCTTGGCATCCTTTGGCGGCATGGATGACAGCAGTTCACAGACGGCACTCAGGTAGTTTCCGGTAGCGGTGTGGGTAATGCGAACAACTTCATGCAGCCAGGAACTCTGGTTCTCTCCCACCTGCGCTGCCTGATGGCGCTCCGCCTGTTCGATTTCCGGGCCGCTGGTGCTTCGATACCAGTGCCACCATTCCTGATGACTTAACTTGCCGTCACTGTTTTTGTCGAATTTCTTTCGACTGCCCCAAAGAGCCATCGCACTCTACCTCCATTCTGCCTATGTAGCCGGCAGCACGCCGCTGCTTTAGGCAACGCCGAGATATTTCTCGAAGAAACCGGATAAACGCCTTAAAACACCGCACCATGCCCTCTGCTCACTATGGACCTCATGCCCGTGACGGTGGACCTAATTTCCCGTGATAGTGGACTTCTTCCACCGTGCATCTGGACTTGCAACTCCGAAATTTACATGCATATCTACGTTTTGCCGCAATGCTCAACGACGGCGGCGAGGGTGCTTAATTCCGCCGGAATGGATGCTCAATCTCAGCGGTCACGCTGCGCAATCTCGCGCGGAATATTCACGTAGTCGCATAAAAAGGATAGTCCGCTTGTATTCCTCTCGTAATTGCATTGATCCATTGGTGGACACGCTGAATTTCCTGAGGTGTGTGGAGAAACTGCATCTGCAAGTTTGCGTTTGTAAAGTCTATCCACTTTCGCAGCTCATACAGTTCGTTTTCATATGGCAGTTTCAAAACACGCACCTCCCTTACAGCGCCTTAATCGTGTCGATAAACTGGCTCATACTCATTGCACCCGGCAAGAGGTTTTCCTCATTCTCAAATACCATGTAATAGCGATAGTCCTTGCCCGCTGATGTACGCCATGCTTGACCGAGTGCGATTTTCTCCCGGCTGTCATCGTTTTTCAGGTGTTCGCCCTTGGTTTCTGCGCAGATGAGCTTGCCGCTTTTGGTCATAATCAGAATATCGGGGTAATGCTTGATAAAGCCGTTGATTGCAAACCCTTGTCTGGCAATATTCCTGTGCCACCAGCGGACATTTTGCAGGGCGGTCAACTCCACAATCAGCTCTTCTTCCAGCTTGTTCATGTCGCCGTCCTCCGCCGTGTACAGCGAACGGGCGTATATGTCAGTATGGGTGGTGGGATGGATTGCGAGGGGCAGACGGAAATAGGGCTTGCAGACAATACGCTCCGTTTCCAGCCACTTTTCAAAGGTTTCCCGATAGTGGGCTTCCAGCAGCGTTTCGATCTTGTCACGGATCTTCGCCGCATAGCCCAGTGGGGCTTTCTCCATGGCGGCGAGCTGTGCCTTGTCCATGTCGTCCACAATGCGGTTTATGTAGGCTTTCAGTTCGGCAGCGTCTACCATGTTCAGCTTGTTAAGCTGATTGAACATCATGTCCTTGCATTGACGCACCCGGCTCTCCGGCGGCAGATTGTTGAACCACTCCTTGAAGTACCGCTGCTCGGCGCTCTCCATCTTGAACACCTTCGGCAAACCGCCGTCCTGCTCCCGCACGTCGATTTCGCGGATTTCATCGTCTGCGGCGGCAAAGTCAATATCGTATGCCTTGCCCTTGAGGGTAAAGCCCTCTGCCAGCATTTCCTTATCCAGCAGTTCAAAAGAACCGTCCGTAAACAAAGATTGCTCAACTTTCAGGAAAAACTGCGGGATTTGCAGCGTTTCAATATCCTCCCGGAACTGCGGATTCACCTGAAATGATTTCACTTTATCCCGTACCTCCCACGGAAGATTGTCCATCACCGGATCATTGCCGGTCTGTTGGATAGCGTCTGTGTACGCCTTTTCGACCTCTGCGGCAGCGTCCAGCATGGTGTCGGCTTTCGGGGCAGTTTCAGGCGTTTGCGCCTGTTCTCTGCGCCGCTCCAATTCTGCCCCGATCAATTTCCCATCCAGCCCCGAAAAATCGTCCTCTGCGCTTTCCGGTTCGGAAGCTCCCTGCGGGTCAGGCAGCGTGATTTGCTCTGCTGGCTGTTCGGGTACTTGCGGTTTTACGGGCTCACCGATCCGATAATCCTTATCGCTGAAACCTGCGCTGTTCAAGCCCTTGACGATATGCGCCACAGTATTGTTGAAGTCGTTGGAAGAAGTCAGCACATAGGACATATTAAGCGCACTCTGGGTATGCTGGCTGGTGTGGGGCAGGCGGAGAATCCGTCCCAAAATCTGCTCCACGTCAACCTGACTTGTCTTATTGGCAAGGGACGCAAGGATATAGGCAAAGGGGCAATCCCAGCCCTCTTTCAGCGCATTGACCGTGATGATATACCGAATCGGGCAGCTTGGGGACATCAAATCGGTGTTTTTCAGCTCGTTCACATCGGCGGTTCGAATGGCAATTTGCTCGGCGGGAATCCCAGCATCCACCAGCTTGTCCCGCAGTTTTTCAAAAGTTGTCGCGTCCTCTTTTCCTTTCGGCTGTGCCTGAAACAGCGCGATAGGACGGATATATTTGCCCGTCCTGGCATATTCCGCATCTGCGATTTCTTCCAGCTTGTTCCGCAGGTCGATTGCATCAATCAGCACTTCGGATTGGCTGTCCCGGTTATAGACGATCACGGGCAGCTTTACCATGTGTTCGTTTTTCAGCTGCACCGCGTCCACATAGGAAATGATATTGCTCTCCTTTTTCGGCGTGGCGGTCAAATCCAGCACAAAGCAGGGGTTGAAGTTTTCCAGCATTTCAAGGCTCAATTCCGACCGGGCATGGTGGCTCTCGTCCACGATGACAAGCGGGTTAAGCTGGTTGATAATCTGGAACAGGGCGGTTTCATCCGCTTTTTCAATGGGGCTGTCGGGCTTACCCAGCACCTTTGCAAACTCGGCAAGGTTGCTGTTCTCCTGATAGGCTTTCAAGACCTCCTTGCCTCGCCCACGGAACGAATCGTAGGACAGCACCATGACCGACAACTGCTCCGTAACGGCAGTCGGATTGAAGTTCTGACCGTTCAAAAGCTCCTGCTTGGTGTAGACCTCCATGCGCCCGCCGAAATCCACATCGATTTTCTGACGGTAGGGGTGGGATGTGTCCTTCAGGGCTTTCGCCGTCTGCGTCAGAATCGCGTCCGAGGGAACAAGCCACACGACCGCCTTTGTCTTGGTAGCGGGGAGTGCGTCAAAGATAGGACGAACGGCGTTGCAGGCAATAAAGGTCTTGCCGCCGCCTGTCGGTACCTTGAAGCAGAGGTTCGGAACGCCGGGTATCACATTTTGGTATCGCCCTAAAGCCGGGGCTGATTTCTCCTGCCAAAACAGGCGAAACGCCGCTGCGTCACTCTTTGTTTCGTTCAGCAGTTCCAGATAGCGGGTCAGGTCCGCTATCACCTTTTTCTGATATGATTTCAGTTCCATAAATTCACCTTTTTACAAGAGGTAGCCGTAGTATTTGCCTTAGGTCATTCTCATATTTGTATGTATTTCTTCGCTCTGCATCTGAAATATTAGAGTTATACGGTGTTGTAAAACTGTTAGACAGTCCAATTAAGCAGCTCGAAGCGTCATCTATTGCCTCCTTTGATGGAACTTTTCTTATTCTGGGAGGCATAGTTTCCGAGAAAGCCTTTAACTTTGAAGCCAGATTCCGCAATTTCGATGATGCTTCTGCATAATTCTGCGGCAACTGATGATTCTCTGTTTTTGCAATATCAATGGGGTTCGTATAAAGATTTGCATACATTGTAAGAGACTCGGCAACTTCAATCCGAAGTTCTTCGTACTTTTTTCTATATGCAGGAACCCACTTGTTCGCAGTTCGGACAGATACAATATAGGAAATAATCCCAGACAGAACACAAGTTGCTATTGGTACAATTGCTTCTTTCAATAAAATAAGAATTTTTTCCATATATTCCTCACAACCTGCTAATATCGCGCGGAATCTTCTTGAATGTAACGCCCATTTTTGCCAGCTTGTCCTCGCTGATGGAACAGCGGTCAGCATAGATCACCGTTCCATCGGCTTTTTCCATAATGGTGGAGAGGAACGCATAGCCCAGCACCGTCACGCGCTGCGGCTCGTAGTAGAAGTAATAGCCCGTGTTGTTGTGCTTGCCGAGGTAATACGGATTGCCGCCGCTGGGTGGGGCGTAGGGCTGCTTGGTTTCCATGAACCAGATGTATTCCCGGATTTTCTCCGGGGCAACGGCTTCATTCAGGCAATCGCCCACAAGCAGCGGTTCACCCAAGTCATAGAAGCTGAAATTGCCGCCCGTGCCCTCCACGGCGTTCTTGCCCTCGCCATAGCCACGGATCACGCGCTTCACGCGCTCGGCGGTGATGCTGTCGGCGTAGTCCATCATCTCGACAAGGATGAACTTGCGGTGTCCGCCGTCAGCTTTGTTCATGTTGAGGACAGCATGGGCAGTGGTGCCAGAACCGGCAAAGGAGTCGAGGATGATGTCATCACCCGCAGTCGCAATTTGCAAAATTCTCTGAATTGTTCCAACGGGCTTCGGATTCGGAAAATCTTCTTTTTTGAAGCCTAAATACTTAATGAATACTTCTGTGCCTCTCTCACTATTTACGTCTTTGAAATCCCAGAGCGTAGTTGGTTTAGCTGCCCCGCGTTCATCAAGATATTCCCATTCAAACAAGCTCCATTGTTGCTTGTTGGGCATATAGCGAGGGTGTATATATGTTTTTTGAGCATTCGCTGTATCTTGTCCCCAACGCCACGTTCCCTGAATGTCTTTAGATTTCATTGGTTCAATGCGTATAAAACCATCTGGTGTTTTCTCATCATTACCGCCAACAATAAGTTCACCGGTTTCCTGATTAAAGAAAAATGGATAGAACAGGTTTGGGCGGTCAGTTCTTTCGTCATGTGTACCTCTTTTTCGCAAATCTTCTTCACGATAAAGTCTGCCGTCAGTGTCACGCTTATTGTAACGTTTAGTAATCTTTTCTTCCGGCTCAAATCCGCCAAGCGTGAGCAGCGGAGATTTGCGATACACAATAATACTTTCGTGCGCTGTGGCTATATATTTGTCATCAGATCGACCAGAAGGCTTGTTTACGCAAGCAATTTCTGAAACGTAGTTACTTGCTCCGAATATTTCATCCATAATAAGTCGCATGAAGGGCTGTTCATGGAAATCAAGACTAACGAAAATAACACCATCGTCCGCCAGCAGCTTTTGCAGCAGCTTCAACCGCGGGTACATCATGCACAGCCACTTGTCATGGCGTGTCAAGTCCTCGCCCTCTTTGCCGACAACCTCGCCCAGCCACTTCTTGATCTTCGGGTCATTGACATTATCGTTGTAGACCCAGCCCTCGTTGCCGGTGTTGTAGGGTGGATCAATGTAAATGCACTTGACGCGCCCCTCATACCGGGGCAGCAGCGCTTTCAGGGCTTCCAGATTATCGCCCCGGATAATCATGTTCTCGCTGCCGTTGTCCTCGTCGTGCTGCCCGTTTTCATCAAAGCTATACTTGCGCTCCAACACCCGAAACGGCACGTCCTGATGGTGATTGATCACCTTGCTCTTTCCAATCCATTCAAGTGTCGGCATGAGAGTTCTCCTTTTCGTCAAATAAATATTCTTCACTACAGCGTAAAGTGGCTAAACTTTCTGTGTCAAGAACCGGCATCTCTGTTAAATAGCATGTTTTAACATTAACGCCATTATTATCTGCCGGGTAGTGATTATTGAAATCAAACAATACCATTCTCCACTCATTCTGAATGCGGTAGGAATTCGTATCATCTTTCAAAAATAAATGCCCTGTTAGTCTGTTTTTGCTGGATAAATTATTAAAATATTCTTGAATTTTAGAATAATTCGTCTTATTGATATATACGACGGGGTGATATTCAAATCCACTGCCCGTGTTGGAAAACTCAGTCCGTAGTGCCTCTATAAGCTCAAAAGCATTTATTGTCAAAAAACACTCTCCAAACTGTCGCATTTCATTAAGGTATTCTTGATTTACTGTGTACAAACCATCTGTGCATTTGTGACAATTTTTTCTTGATAATATGGATGCCGAAAAAGAAAATTCTGGGCAATTTGTTTCGTAAGAAATAACACACTCTTTCATGAATGATGATATATCGAGCCCATTGACCAGCATCGGCTGTTTTGGATCAATATAGAGTCGGCCCTCCATTTTATCTCCACGGAACGACGTTGGATCTTTCTGAAATGTTTTCAATGTAGAAAAATGCACGATGCCATTTCTTAATTGTTCAAGATGTTCTTTTTTTCCAAATTTGATAAATAGCATTCTGTAGCTCCATTCGTTGCAACTATGGAATTGTACTCCACTTACAGATCTTCCGCCTTGAAGGTCGTATACCCCTCATAGTAGTAGCTGTGGTCGATGCCTTTCATATAGACCTCGCGGCTATTGATCTCGTCAGTCAAAGCCGCTTTCAGCAGCACCTTGATCTCCACGTCCTTGATGGGGCTGCGCTCAATGGCCAGTAGGTAGTCCTCTTTATCGACCTTGCTCCAATCCACCACCTGTCCGATACCGGCTTTCAGCATCTGGTCAAGCCACAGGCGGGTGCTGCGGCCGTTGCCCTCTCGGAACGGGTGGGCGATATTCATCTCCACATACTTCTCGATGATCTCGTCAAAGGTGGACTGCGGCATCTTGTCGATGTTGGCCAGCGCCGCCTCCAGATACATCAGCGGCGCAAAGCGGAAATTGCCCTTTGCCAGATTCACCGTGCGCAGTTCGCCTGCAAAGTCATAAATATCCTCGAAAAGCGCCTTATGAATGGCTTGCAGCGACGTGAATCTGCCGGGTACCAGTTTGTCCAGAGCGCCGCTCTCAAATAGTTCCACGGCCTTCCTTTTGCTGATCCGCTCCTCCTCGCGGGCAAGCTCGGCGGAATTGGTGATGGCAAGTTTATTTTCAAGTGCCATTGTGGGCCTCCAATATTTTGATGAAATAGTTCCTCAGAGCGTATCCAGAAGATCGGCGTATCGCTCACAGATGCTTTTTTCCAGCGTTTCAAAGGCCGGAATAAAGCGGCTGATGATCTCCTGCGCCAGTGCTTGCGCGGCATTTCCATCGTAAATATGCGCCATATTGTTGCGCTGGGACAGCATATCCAGCCACACATCTTCCTCTATGCAAGGGTAATACTGGTACGCCTGCTTGATAATTTCACGCGGGGAGCCTGTCTTAGCTGCATTGATGCCTTCATACGTCAGCAATTCTTTTAAGACCTTCCAACCTAATTCAAACTGAATGGAGAACTTGTCAATAATGCCGCTGATGATAAATTCATTGCTAAGATCCTGCCGGTCGGAGAGCCGCAGAACGTCTAAATTTTTACGGTAGTTATCAAACTTTTTCATAGAGCAATACTCCCTCCTTGCTGATGGCTTCCCACAATTCCGGGGACAAATCAGAACATAAATCTATCACATCAAAGGTCAGCAATGTATGCGTTTCTTCCTCAACATCCAGTCTGAAACGGCATACATTGCCTCCCTGCACAGCTAAATCAATATCGCTTGTGCGGTGGAAGTCCCCTCGCGCGCGGGAGCCGAAGAGAATCACCGTTTGGATGTGATGCCTATTTGCCAGATTAATGATTTGGTGAATAACCGTTGAATCAATTCCGTACTTTGTCATCACACCAACTCCTTTGATAAGCCTTCAAGCTCACTGACCATTCTGGTTATAATCTCACAAAATAATTATACCATAAAACGCTGTATCCACAAGCAATATTTCGATGCTTGCGTCCCAGAAGCGGGATATAACAAAAACGGGCGCGCAGCCTTGAGAAAGGAGGCTGCGCGCTCTGCTTTTTGTCGTTGGCCTTGTTCAGACGGCATATATCTTGGAATAAGCTATCTCAAAGCCGCTTTGCGATCTGCCAGATCACCCGCTGTGCTGTCGTGACTGCGGCAATGTCTTCCTTCGTGGCAAAGCCGCGGGTGTTGACAACATGAGCAATTTGATTGATGTTATTTCCAATGCCGGCGAGTTGACGCCGGATTTCAGCGTATTCAGCGAGTGGTCGGGATCGGAGGTTCATGCCAGAGATCAGCGCACGGAGGAATACTTCCATTGGGAAGCCAGAGAGCATAGCCTGCTGTTTCAAATGTTCATGCTCCTGCTCATTCAAACGAAGCGATATTTTGATTGGTCGTTTTCTCATGATCGTTTTTCCTTTCAATTCATAAGGGGTTATAGGGGAATTGCTTCCCCTAACAAGCGCATTTGGACGGCCAAATGCTATGCTTGCGAAAGCAGCTTCCGTATAGCGGTTTCATTTTCGTGACAACGTTGTTGTAAAATTAACTTCTTGATTTATTGGTGTCCAATATGTATAATAATTGTGAGAAACTTTTGAGGTGAATGACCGTGCTACACGAGGAACGAACTGCAAATATTCTTATCAACAAGGCGGGTGGAAACGCCGGGCCGGATGCCAAGGGCTACCGCGTGGCTCTGCCATCTGCCTGGATGAAGGCCCTGGGCATCTCTGAGGGCAGCCGCACCGTAACGCTGCAATTTGATGGGGAAAGCATCACCATCCGCCGCCCTGCCGTGTCTGATTACGATGTCTTTCTGGCCAATGCCCGAAGCAGCGCTCACGCCCTCATGATCCTGTACTACTACGATGGGAACAAGCTCTGTACGAAGATCTGTGCTGACCAAACCACTCATCAACTTGCCATCGAAAACGAGGTCAGTTCTCCCCTTTCCACCGCTTTCGGCGTGAACCGCAAGCCCACATGGGACGATCTGCAAACCTTCTTGAAAGACCGCTGTGTACCGCAGGAGCGGGACGGTTTGAAATATTACCTGTCTGACTTGGGACTGGACTGCTATGACCCGCTGGCGATCATCCGCAAGACCGAAGGGCGCATGGCAGAGGATTCGTGCTGGATCAAAATTGTGGAGGGCTGAATATGTCGATCAGACTGACAACGGGAAGCCGCATCGCGGAAACCTCGTCTAAGGGCAATCAGGAAAAATGGCTGGCAGATGGCCGCTGGTACAAGCTGGATCTGTTCGGCTATGAAGGGCTGGCAGAAACCGTAACCTCTGCGCTGCTGGCACAGACCAATACAGATGCGCTGGGCTTTCACTATGTGACCTACCGCATGGAGCGGATGGAAGTCCACAGACACATCCGAAACGGCTGTTCCAGTGCCAATTTTCTACGCCCAGGCGAGGCCATCCTGACCCTTGCGGAACTGCTGCGAAAAGGCGTTGGCCCGGACTGGCAGACCGCGGTAAACCGTCTGCCCAATCTTCAGAGCCGCCTTGCGTGGTTGGTGGAGCAGGTTGAGCGGCTGACGGGACTTGACCGCTTCGGCACCTATCTGACGCTGCTGTTCGAGGTGGATATGCTGTTCGGCAACGAGGACCGGCATCTGAACAACATCGCTGTGCTGCGCTGCGGTGATGGCTTTGACTACTGCCCCATCTTCGACTTTGGTGCGGGCCTGCTGTCCAACACACGGGACTATCCCATGGAGATCGAACCGGCCGCATTGGCGCGGCAGCTCAAGGCTCAGCCCATGAAAACGGGCTTTGTCCGACAGGTCCATGCGGCCCAAAATCTCTATGGGCGGCAGCTTCGCTGCGACTTTGCCGAAAAAGAGATCATGGCGGCCCTTTCAGAGCCGCTGGAGTTTTACGCCAAGCGGGATGCTCCCTATATCCGTGACCGAGTGACGGCCTGCATCAAATTCCAGCGGAAAAAGTTATTCTGATTTTCTGCCGTCCTCCCGCAGCCACGCGCCCCGCAGCACCATGCGGAGATACGCCGCCCGCCCGATGCCGTGGTCCTGCGCGGTGCGGGTGAGCCGCTCGTATTCTGCCTGCGTCAAGCGGAGATTTACCTGCTTTTCCCGTAAGTTCTCTTTGTTCTTCATCTGATGATCCTCCCTATTATTCTTTTTTCGGCTTGGTATATATTTATCTCAGTATCGCTCTACTCAGTCTTATTAGACGCTGAAAATCAGCGTTCAGGTGCGCTGATTTTCAGCGTTCTTGAAATTCGAAAATCGAAAGTCAAGAAATTCGGTTTTCGAATTTCAGGGGGTACAGTGCAGACGGCTTCCCCAACCCCTGCCGTTTCCGGCGCAGCAGGCCAGCTTGCTCCAGTTCGGATAGCAGCTTCTCCGCCTTGCTGTGGGCGCAGCCCAAGTCCTCCATAATACGGTTGATGCCATAGTAAACAAAGGCGCGCCCTTGCTTATCGAACCACCCGCTTTTGCGGGAAAGTCCCATTTTGTCCAACAATAATCCGTAAAGTAATTTTGCTTCACAATTCATGTTTTTGAATGGTTCCTCCGTAAACAGCACCTTTGGAACACGGTAAAATGTAAATAGCTCTGATTCATGCTCATAGAAATAATCCATATTGTTCCTCCTTGCCCATTGGGGCATAAAAATAGCGGAGGCAGGCATTTGACCTGTCTCCGCTTGCGTTGATTTTTTGCTTTTGTTTCCTTCTTGGGGCGTTATTTGGACTCTCGCAGGATCTCAAGCGCGGCGCTTTTGATGTTGTTCATCGCACCTACCCACGCCATTTGATCCCGCGCCTTCAAGTCCTCGTTGATGCCCTGTGCTTCCGCCATCTGGCGTATGATGGTTTCCAGCAGCTTGTCCTCCGTGGTGTCCGGCTCCGGCGGCAAAAGGCAGGGATAATACTGCTCGCCCCGCAGCTCGTAGTAAAGACCGTTCTCAAAAATGATCGGCGGCAATGGCGGTAAATTCTGCTCCATAATCCTCGCTCCTTTCTGCCGTCATTGTACGGAAAAGTGCCGTATAGCGCCAGTGTGCGAAAATCATCGCTCTCCCCTGTCCTTCGCGCGGTAACGGGCCTCCAGCAGCTTGATGATCTCCCGCTCCATCTGCTGCGCAGAGTAATTGCGCGGGAAATACTTCCGCAGCGACTCGGTTTTGATGCGGATTTGCTCTTTCTGATTGGGCTTTTCCTCGGTAAGAATGGCGTACAGCACCTCCGGCGTCAGCTTTGCCTCGCGGGAGAGCTGCTTCATGCGGAGTGACTGTGACAGCGACGGTGTGGCGTCCTCCTGCCCGATCAAGTCCCACAGCTCCGCCTGCTCGTCGCGGGTGAGATAGGACAGCTCCACGGCGGGAGAAAGGGCGATACGGCCATCGTCTACCATCTGAAGCAGCGGCGGAACAAGGTTGGTCAGGCGGATATAGCGCTGAATAGTTCGCCCACTGTCATCGTTTGAGACGGCATCCCTTGACTTGTGGCCAACTTGTCCACAAGTCATTCCTTGATGCTTCATTGCCTCCAACTTCATCTTGTAAGCAAACGACTTTTCGCTGGGCAGCAGGTTTTCCCGTTGGAGGTTGCTGTCCACCATCAGGATCACCGCTTCATCGTCGGTCATTTCCCGCACCAGCACCGGCACGGTGGGCAGGCCCAATTTCTGCGCCGCCAATCGCCGCCGATGCCCGCTGACCAGCTCGTAGCCCTCCCCTTTTGGCCGCGCCAGTAAGGGTGACAGAATACCATAGGTGCGGACGCTCTCCACCAGCTCGTCCATGGCAGCGTCCTCCCGCACCTGATAGGGGTGCTTTGCAAAGGGCGACAGCTTGTCCGGTGGAAGCTGCGAGATAAATTCCTTCACCATACCGCCCCTCCCTCCGAAAGCGCGGCGGACACATTCACATGGTAGTGAAGGTCGGAGCCGCGATAGTGGTAGTCCGCGTCAAAGGAATGGAGCCAACCGGCATTTTGCACATTCGCGTTTTCCCTCTCTTTTTCGGCCTGTAACCCTTGCGGCGCAAGGCTTTTTCGTACTTGTGGCCCTTGGGCTTCCACGGCCGGCACAGAGGAACTGGGGCATTTGGAGATGATCGGCACGCTGGTTCACCAGCTGACTCGAAACCTGACCGAGGAGCAGATCAAGACCGCCGGTTTCGACGCCTATTTTGTGGATCACACTACCGGCGTGTTCCCACAGTTCGCCTCCGGCTATCCGTGGTCTGCTTCCACCATGCAGGTCACAGGCGATACCATCGCGGATCTCACCGAGGATCTTGCCGCAGATGCCGCGATCATGTAAGGACAACATAAGAAATGCCCTGGAGATTCAAACGGAAACATCTCCAGGGCATTGATTTTTATGGTACTATACAGTTGCTTTTCGGTTACACGAGCACGGCAAGTCCACTGTCAGCAAGGAAATTTTTCGCCATTTCACGCGAGGCTTCAATGCCTGCTTCATTGACGCGATTCAGCTCGGTCGCATCGTTGCTCTGGAAAACGAGCTGTACCTTGCACATGCTATACAGCAGTCCGACCAGCAACGCAGTATTTTCTGTCAGTTTCTTCTCGGCGTCAGAATAAGTGTTCCAGTCAGTCTTTCCACTGAGAACCACCAAATCGCCCAGCTTTTCCAGATGGCGGCGATAAATCTTATCAACAGTCCGAAGGGCATCCTCAAATCTGTTTTCTGCGTCACTTAGTGTGTGCATGTAGCGGCAGATTGCCCCAATCTTATTCTCTTCTTTGTTGGCTTGCTCCAATGCTTCATCTGCCTTATCAGACAGCTTACCGCCAGTTACGTTGAAGATGATACCGCCGACCAGAATGCCAACACCAAGCGTCGTAGCGCCGAGGATCGTAGTACCCAGCGCCATGCCACCACCACCGGCGGCAATCGCACCGCCGCCAAGGGCAGCCAGCGTTGCATTGGTGGCGGCCACACCGCTCAAAGATGCAATAGCAGTTCCGGTAGAGGCAGTTCCGAGTGCCATTACAGCTGCCGTAGTTGCACCAGCAGCCGCAAAACCACCAGCCGTACCAACTGCGGCACCGCCAAGTCCACCCAGCAAAACACCTGCACCAACGGAGACTTGTTTCAGTTCTTCTGCATTATAGGCCGGGATGCTGACATCTTCTTTATTATAGGACTTAAATTCCGGACGATTGTGAATCTGTTCAAAAATGTTAGAAAAACGCTGAAAACTATCCAGAATCTCAAGTTCCATTTTTCCCAGACGATCCATATCGGTCGTAGTCTTCTTATTCTGTGCTTCGAAGCGGGCAATGGCCTCTTTATGTTTGTTTTCAGCAAGCTTCATGGTATCGTTGGCTTCCTTCATCTTTACACCGCCGTGGACGGCACTTCCGATTCCAACAGCACCAGCGATAGCGGCAGCTCCGCCTAAGAGCAACGGTAATGGCATAATCAATTCCTCCTAAATATGTTTTCTTTTTAGCTCACTGCATACTTGCAGATTTGCACGGTAAAATTCTTCTCTTGTCATTGAATCCTTAAAAAAACAATCATAGCTTTCGTCGATTCGACACAAGAGCGGTCTGGTCTGATAAATGCTGCACAAATTTCCGTCAAGGAATTTACACACTCCATCTCCCCTGTCCAGTTCTTTATACAGCTCAGACATCTGTAAATTGCGGCAGCATTCGCCGCATTGATCACATGGAAACATCATTGAAATACCAGGTGTGTGCTGGTATCTTGCATGAAGGAATCAAAATCACCTGTCCACGGGAGTTGAATATTGAGATCAATCATGGTTTTACGCAAAACAATATTGAGTTGTTGCTCATTTTCTACCCGTCCCATACACGAAACCCACTGGTTATATTCGCTTGTTTCCTTTTTAAAACGGTCGAGATCGATTTTTTTAAGTGCTTCATAGTAGGATTGCATATAACTCGCAAGACGTTTATACGCATCAAGCTCTTCCTGAAGCGGCAGTGCTATTCCAATTCTAATGCAGATTTCCTTCAGTACTAATGCGGAAAAGCGTACCCATGCAATTAAATTCATTCGCATAAAGAAAAGCATCCAATTTCCTCCCGATCGAATGACAGCATCGGCACCATCCATTAAGCACAGAGTACCGTGCCCCAATAGAAGCATTGTACGCAGATTTTCATGCGACATATTGGGGACGCAATCTGTCAATGCTTTTTTAAATTGGAAATGCTGTCTAAACGACCACACAACTCGTATAATCAAATCCGTAAGTATTACTGGTATTGCTTGAGTAATTCCAAAACGGAAATCATAACCCTGTTGAAATGCTTGCATTGCAAGTTCGGCCAGAGTCTTATTATCAAAATTTCCAAATTTGCAGAAGCCAAATAGTTCATAGAATGGCATCACAATTCCGGTTCCACGCCCATGACTGCCAGAACTTCCCGCAACGTCTGACATGAGATGTCCAAACCAATTTACAACGCCAGAAAATATTTTGGAAATAAAGGTTGTCCCTTGTAATTCAAAAGTCTTTGTACTGATTGTAATGAGCGTACCGCCAGCAACAAAAGTTGACGTAGACGTGAATTGGTTCAGCACAGAGAAGAAAAGTCCTATAATATCCGGCGAGTGAGCTAACGACATCATGTGATGTGATTTAGGCAAAATTTCGAACAAATTATCGACATCTGTAGAAAGACGCTGATCATAATTAACTTTGAATCTTTGTTCCAAAAAGCCAATTGCACTATTGACATTGTTGATGTTTTTTTCTTTAGGATTCCACCCCATCTTGCGGGCAAATGCCATAACCGTGTTGTCAACCTGCTGATCTGTCCATTTTCCCAACTTTGAATCTTCTGGAGTGGAAACGAAAAAAATATCAACTAATCCGCCAATTGCACCGCAAGCAACTGCGGTTAAATAGTCACAAGCATCGCACGAATTTCCTTGCAGATACTTAGCATCTTCTTTTTCGATGATAGAGGTATTGCTATTAACATCATTCATTAGTATGACTCCCCTCCCTTTGTATTTGTACATATTCCCCCTGGCTTCGCAGCCACATATCAATGCCTTTGCCGAAAACTTCGGCCCTGACGATCCAACCGTCTTCAGTCTGCTTCTCGATCTCCGCCGTGGGCAGCCGATCCAGTACGGCCTCGATGGACGGGCCTGTATACTTGAACCGGATCTTTTGCAGTTTACCGCCGTACATGAACTGTACCCGCTTGCGGAATTCGCCTTCCTGAAAGCGCTCCAGATACGGCACTTGAAAATGCTCGTCTGTCACGCGGAAGCTCCGAATGCGATCCACCCGATAGATGGTCGGAAACAGGTCATCCGGATTTTCAAATTCAGTATCCTTGTCGATATTGCGGATAAATGCCACCAGATAGAAGTAATATTCTGAAAACATCAGGCCAACCGGCTCAATCGTCCGTAAAACGGTTTCTCCGCCCTTCAGCTTCTCATAGGTGATCTCTGTCACCAGATGCTTTTGAATGGCTTCTCCAAGCTCCCAGAGGCCGTCCAGCAGGCGCTTTCCGTGATGCGGTTCAATGTACAAGTGTTTTTCATTCGCCAACAGGTCAACCACCGCACGGCGCTGTTCTGCCGGAACACAGCAGCCTACCAGTTTGTCCAGAATGGGAATCATCTCGTCCCGCCTCATGGAACGGCTTTCCAGCAGAATTTTGCAGACTGCCAGTACTTCGCTGTTGCTCAAATGGGCGGTATCCCGCTCGATCAAACGGTAAACCTTCTGCCTTGCGTCATAGATGATCTCCCCCGGAGGGGTCTGGTTTGCAAAAAAACAGCGCAAGTCTTCAATATCCCGTTGAAGACTGCGCTCGTTGACGCCAAAGCGGTCAGCGGCAGCCTTCTTCTGTATCCCGGCTCCCTTGATGAAATCCTGATACAGGTACAACAGCCTCGCACTTTTCTCAATTTCCATATATCACGTTCCTCCTGTCTGCCATCATACGCATTTACATAGACAGGATATGTCCTTCTGTACAAATAACGTGGATTCCTGTCCTTCATTATAAACTAAAAGTTTCAATTTATCAACGCTAAAAGTTTTTGCTTTAGACATACTTTCAAGGGAAAAGACGGGCAGCCTGCTGCGGCTGCCCGTTTTCTTTTACGGTTCATAAGTATAGACCGCACCGTCTTTATGATGATCGTTCCATGTAACGAGCCATTCCTGACTTCCACTGCGGAAAACCAAGAGATCCTGAATACTTTCATAGTCATCAAATTGAAAGCAGTCCACCGTATAGCCAGAAAACGCATAGGCTCCTTCAAATGTGACATCATATGTCAGAATGTCCTGTCCCAGAGCGTAAAATGAAACTTCTCCATATCCACCGAAGTCATGTAGTGTCAATTCTGCCAAATCTTCGCCGTCATCGTAATTCCAATAATCCCTGACTTCTTCCCAATCATAGAAATCCCCTTGCGCACCCTCTGTATAGTTTCCATTCGCAATATCGTCCTGAAATTGCTCATACAGATCATAAATATCAGAGTATCCTTGCAATGAAGCCCCCGGTCGCTGATAGCCGCCGCTCTGCGATGTTGTATTTGCTTCCGGCATAGAGATATCAAACTCTATGGTCGGCGGATCGTCTTCGGAGAAATGACTGTAACTGTTGGCAACGACCAGCTTCACCGGGGCTGTCGTATCACGCAGATAATAGACGATGGCGTAACTGCCGGTGCTGCCGGGAGCAAGGCTGCTGGTGGGATCGGTTTCGGAATTGTAGTAATCCTGCCGCAGTTCCTGACCATTCTGATAAGCCGACAGTGAAAAAGCCCACATGGGACTCACATCTTCATCCCAGGGATTCGTCCAGTCGTAAGAGATGGTGATCGTTTCATTGTAGTAATCAACATTGCTGCCCCGCAAGACAAAGGACTGCTTGAATAGCTCCTGTTCCCGTTTGTCTGCATAGCTGCTGATAAAGCTCTCCAACTGCGCATCCGGCTCTGCGTCATCAAAATAGAGAAAGCCTTTTTTCCCATAGCCCTGATAAAACGCCTGAATGCCGACATTGACATCTCCGATGTACTGCGATTCCTCCGCACCGTCCGGAACGATATAGACTTTAACGTTGCGGGTGCAGTTGAGGTATTTGACGCTTTTCCCGGTTTTGAAAATATCCGGAAAGCTTTCATTGTACATCAGCATCTGAAACAGCATGGACGGTTTTCCGCCGCCCTCCCGGATCTCTTTCCAGGAATACTTTTCTGCCTTCGGAAGTTTTTCATCCGTAACCTCCACCGTGCAGGAAACGCCCATATCTTTTAGTTCGCTGATGGTTTCATTGGCATCATATCGTGCAACGTTGTCAAACTGCTCCCGCATCTGATCTGTGTAATAGGCATTGATTCCAAGCACGATTACACATACCAGCACAATATCGCCAATCGCACCCAAAATCTTCTTCCAGGCAGGCTTCTTTTCGGTTGGTGCCGTGGTTGCTGCGGTTTCATTCGTCTCGGTCGGAGTGAATGAGATTGCTTTGGTTATTGGTTGGCTTTCTGTTTCTGCGGTAGAATTTTCCGGTAAATCCGCACGGTTCTCTTCCATAGTTTCTTCTCCTTTATGATGTCAATATTTTATCATTTTGGATGTTGCCTTTATTGTACGCAGATGCTTAGACACATTCTGTCCATCTGCAAAACTCTTGAAGTTTATATTTTTGTGCGCTGAAAGTTCATGTTTCTCTCCCTTTAAAGTTTATTTATGAGGGTAACTGTAGGCGTTAAACTGATTGCAACATACAGCAGGAGGTTATTCCATGGACTGGATTGCAATTGGAAAGCGGATTCGGCAGCAGCGGGAGTACATGGGTCTTACCCGTGAACAGTTTGCGGAGCAGATCGACGTGACACCGAAATTCTGTTCTGACATCGAAACGGGTGCCAAGGGAATGTCAATTCCTACGCTTTGCCGGATTTCCAAAGTACTTCGTTTGTCCACCGATTACATCCTTTATGGAAAAACGGAACAGGAAAATCCCGATTCCGTTATGATGATGCTGGAAAACTGTTCAAGGCGGGAGCGCACTTACGCCGAGCAGTTGCTGAAAATCTTTGTAGCCGCCATGAACAGCAATGAGGAAAAGGCTCTGCTTTGATCAGCGGAGTCTTTTTACTTTCCGGTAGAACGTCGTTTTCGTCATGTGTAGTGTCCGCATGGCTTCCGCAGCAGTGATGGCGCCGCTTTTCCATTTTGCGATTGTCTGCTCAAACTCCGGCGCTTCAATAGGCTTGCGTCCCTTGTACTTTCCCTGCTCCTTGGCAATGGCGATACCTTCCCGCTGGCGCTGCAAGATATATTCCCGTTCCAGTTCCGCCACGGCCCCAAAGACAGTAAGCATGAATTTTCCGGTGGGTGTGGTGGTGTCAATGGCCTCTTTTCGACTGACGAATTCCACACCCTTTGCAGTCAGCTGCTCCACCAGTTCCAACAGATCACGAGTATTGCGGGCAAACCGGCTGATGGACTCTACAATGACGGTATCTCCCTTGCGGACATATTCCATCATCTTTTGCAGCTCCGGACGGTTGGCATTCTTGCCGCTCATCCGATCAATATAGATCTCATCCACACCGAGAGATTTCATCAGCACCTCCTGCCGGATGGTATTCTGCTCCTGTGTGCTGACACGGATATATCCGATTTTCAAAATGCGTCACTCCTTTCGCTTGTAAATTGGTGTTTTCCTTGATATACTACAGTTAGAAAATCTTTTCGATTGGGGGTGTCCTCCGTGAAAACCTATACTCTGGCTGAGATTCGGGAAATTGTCTCCAAGCTTGCAGCGCAGTACGGCGCAAAACGTGTTTATCTGTTTGGCTCTTACGCCCGCGGTGATATGACCGATTCCAGCGATATCGACCTGCGTATTGATAAGGGCAGCATTAAGGGCTTTCAGTTAGCGGGACTGCTCCTTGACTTGGAGGACTCCCTTGGGCGCTCCGTGGACTTGGTGCCTACCACCAGCCTTGACCAACGCTTTTTGGATTCCATCCGGGATGATGAGGTGCTGCTGTATGAAGCCTCTTGACCGAAATATCAGTGTGCTGGAGCATATCGTTTCCTACTGTCAGCAGATTGAGCAGACAATGGAGCGATTCGGCAACAGCGCCGAGACTTTTCAGAATGACCCCATCTACCGCAACGCTGCCGCTCTCTGTATCCTGCAAATCGGTGAACTGGTAGGCAAGCTGACAGACGAGTTCCGGGCGCAGCACCCCGCCGTTCCTTGGCGGCAGATCAAGGCCATGCGGAACATTGTGGCACACAGCTACGGCACCGTTGACCCTGAAACCACTTGGGAGATCATCACGGATGACATTCCCACATTGAAAAAATATTGCGAATCGATCATCGCCTCGCAGCAATAAGTGAAAGTCCCATTAGAGTCCTCTCCGCAGATGGTGCGTACCAAAAGTCGGAAAGTGACTCTAATGGGACTCTTTTTTGCTGTGCCGTTAGGGTACGCCCTATCGGGACGGATTATAAATGCTCCGGCAGAACGAACACAGCATCTCCCACCCGGACAAACTGCTCCGAAGCGGAAAAGCGTTTCAGAAAGTGCTGCACCTGTTCCTCTGTCAGACTGTCGAAGCGGTCGCTACTAGCCGTTGCTCCGCAGAGGAAGAAAGTTCCTGCCACAATATCATAGACTCTGCCATCGCTGTCCCGCAGCGCACGGTTTAGCGGCAGATTCAGGAGCTTGCCTTCATCATTACAGATCAGTGCAATCGGTTCTTCAAAAGGATAGATGGCCTGAATGGTTCCGCCCACAATTTTCTGCATGGCTTCGAAGCCATCATCGATGTTCTGCACCGTGGGTTTCTTCTTTGGTTCCACAATCACTACCTGCATGGACGATCCCCCTTACGCGATCACAAATCGCCGCGTGGTTGTGCTGCGGCTGAACTGTGCAAACAGGTCTGCGTGGGTCAGCTTGAAAGCCGTGCTGTCAAAACGGTTGGTAATGATGGTTTTCCATGTAATCAGGTAATCCTTGCCAGCCAGGACCTCCGTATTCTTTGCCAGCATTTCCGCCTTTAAGGAATCTTCGATAGCAGTAATGGCGGACTTCACCTCCGCTTCCATATTGCGTAATTCCCGCAGTTCCTTTACTTTGGCATCCACTTCATAAACGCTCATTGATACATCGTCCCTTCGTATAAGAATTCTTCGATTTCATCGGTGGAAAAGCCGGATTCCAGCAGCCTGTCAACAGAGGCCGGAGAGTAGCCATAGCAGGCAGCAACGCTTTTCAGTTCTTCCAGATAGGCCTGCTCTGCGGAACGTTTATGTTTTGACCTTGCGGTCTGCACAGGCCACAGGGAGCAGTTGTCCCACGGATTCAGGAAACTGGATGCGTCAAAGGACGCCATTTCCCGCCGCCCGGAGTGCGTGAGCTTCAGAATGTCCCCGCAGTCCAGCATGATCCGCTCCGGCTTGCCAATCGGCAGATTCAAGCGTCCCAGTGCCCGGTTTAAAATTGCCTCTGTGGACGCATACAGATACACGCCGCAGCGGGGATAGTAGTACAGGCACATGGGACTGTCTCCCTTCACGAAGTACAGATTTTCCCTTTCATCCAATACCGTAAACGTAAAGGAACCCTCGACCTGCTCCGCCATGTATTTCAGGCTGGAAAGGCCGAGGGTGTTTTTCTGCTCGATCAGCTGGACGGCGATATAGCTGTCCGTTTCGATTTTCGTTTTCGGAAGATGCTTGGAGCGGCGGAGAATATCGTCATTCCAGAGGACTCCATTGTGGGCCAGAGCAAACAGCTCTCCCCCGGCCTCACCGAAGAAGGGATGATTGTTCCGGTTCCTGCTGGCCCTCCCCTGCGTTGTCATACGGGTATGTCCCATGATGACCTGGCTATCCTCCGGGATGCGGAAACGCAGCCTGTGGGCTTCCAGAGGGCGCTTATAGATACTCAAATGATCGTGGGAGCAGTAGGCGATACCGGTGGCATCGGTGCCGCGTTCTTCACACTCCGCTGATAACACGGATAGAATGTGGTTTTTCTTCTTAACGCTGAAATAGCTTTGATGATCTACAATACCGAATAAACAGCACATCAGACTTCCCCCTCACTTTCTACCGGATCATTTACATACAGCCGACGCTCTTTCAGATACTGCACCAGCTCCGGAGCCGTACAGCCAGAGACAAAGGTGGTCCAAGACATCGCCTTGATTTCGTCATCGGACAAGAAAAGAGCCACATCACAGATCCGGTCAAGAAGCTGCAATGTGACAATGAGTGTATTGTATTTCAGGGTTCCTCGGAAGATGCGGAATTCGATGGTGTCAGCATTGGTGAGGTTTACGCTGGTGTAACGTCCGGCATGGCCTTTCTTGGCATGATCCAACAGCTCCTTGGGATGATCCTTGTAGCCGTAGCGAGCCGCCCAATGATCCAACTGGCGCTGTGTCCGGCGGCTGAACTTCAAAAGTTCTTCCCAGTTCTTCTCGAAGAAGAACAGAATCCGGGCAATCACCGCATCCTGCGCCCTCTCCGTATCACCAAAGGCGTCGCGGTTCACATGGACATGCAGACCGCAGGTGCCTGCCTGATGGCTGGTATAGCCCATATCAACCGCACAATGCAGAATCTTCTTCCACGGCATTTCTTTCCTGTGGTAATCCAGCGTCATGGGGTGCGTTACCATTTCAAAACCATCGTCCAGAGAACCGTCATGCTTACAGTAGAGATTTTCCAAGCCGTTGCTGTTGGCGATCTCCATGACCTCACGGGCACTGGAATTATCCTCCCCGGCCCCGTCAATCTCCAACTCCACGCCAAAATACCGGGGGCCATCTCCACGGAATAGCGGTTCCGGCTTGTAGTAATAGTCCTGAATCGCCCGGTCACGATTTCTGCTGGAATAGCAGGCATGGCAAAGCGGGTAATTCTGGTCTTCATCATCGCTGGCATAATAGGCGTCACCGTCGTAAATGATCCGTCCGCATCGGTCGCATCTGTAATAGTGGTTTTCATAGCAATGCTGACAGAGGGGCGTCTCCTCGTCACCGGCGTTGTCATGGCGATAGATTCGCTCTCCGCAGCGGGAACAGAGTGTGGTTTCTTCCTCTGCACAGCATTCGCACAGGGAATCATTCCCCACCATCACAGGTGTTCCGGAAATGATCTGCCCGCAATGGCAGCAGGTAGTATGTTCAGTCATCGTTGTCAATCTCCTTTGTATAATAGTCAATGGTTGCGCACAAAAGCGCGGCGGCAGCAGCCAGCAGGATTCCAATGATGTCATTGGAATCAAAAGTCAGTTTATCATTGGTGATCTTCTCCCTTCTTGTTCCTTAGTGCAATCAGGCCAGCATGGTCTTTCGCAGGAATGTGCCGATGATCTCCGCCAAAACAGCGCGGATCAGGCGCAGCAGATGGTTCAGCATGTTCTTCTCCCCCTTCACGTTTTTCTTGATTTTCATACAGATTTGCAGTTTGCAGAGCGGTATTTTCCCTGATTTCTCTGCAAAATTGAAAAAGAGCCGGAACCCGTAATCACCGAGGATTACGGATTCTGGCTCTTTCTCTTACTAATAATACACGTTTGAAAGGTAAGAAATAACGCTAAATGGTACAAAAGGGATAACAAAGATATAGGGCAGACTGCCAATTCAAATCAGGAGGTTTTGACTATGACACGATATGATGAACGCTATGACGAGTTTGGCTATGAACGCGAGGACTATGACGGGACGGTGCAGCTTAATGAGTATCTGACACCAAGAGAGGTCATGGAGCTGCTGGCTATTGGGAAGAATACGTTTTACAGAATGGTGCAGTCCGGTGAACTCCCGGCCTTCCGTGTTGGGAAACAATGGAGGGTAAAGCGGGCAGTGCTTGAGCAGTTATTTTGATTCTGCAAGTTTTAATATATTGGGGCGCACATTCAAAACAGACACTTCTCTCCCATCGACCTTTTTCCTGTAATCATAACGAGGATACTTCGAGCCGCCGGCAGTATACTGCGGCTTGATGTATCCATTTAATTTTGCTCTTCTAAACTGCGCAGCGCTGTCCGATAGTATAATTCCATGCTTCTTGCAATATTTCTGAAATGCTGGCCAGTATTGCTTGTAATGCAGATAGATCCCATCCGTATCCTGAAAAAAAAGCACTTCGTGCTTTTCTGTTATGCAGCACTTAACGAACTGCGCAAAATCAGCTGTATCTGCATGATGTATTACACAGGTTCTCAAGTAGGCAAGACTGTCCTGCACCGCAATCCAAAACATGGTGTTTTTTGTGGCGTATTGATCCGCAATCAATAGACTGATCAACAGAGTAGCACAATACCGCTGGTCTCTTGCTGCATTCTTTTTAAAAACCCCTATTTCTTTATAGGCGTTTTTTGACGCTTCAGAATAGCATCTTCGAAAGGCTTCATACCCAGCCTCGTTAATTGCCTCCAGCAACCCGATATACCCATTCATGATCAATCGGTGTTTCTGCGCCTCATTGGGAACAACATCAGGAATATTGCTGGCATTCCACTTTAACGATAGGATCTCTTTTCCTTTTCTCGCCTTGCCTAAAGCACTTTCCTTCAGCAAAAATATTGGTAAGCATGACAGTTTTTTGAGATATTTATGCGCATTGTTGATCGGCACACACTGTTCCGTTTCTGGCAAAGTATCCGTATTATCTTGGTCGAAAATATACTCTTGCTCCTCTGTCTGCATAATCGTACTGCTATCACATTCGTCTTCTTCGTCTTCTTCGATATTCTGATAGTCTGAAAAGATGACCGGGAAGCAAAGATGATTCCAGGAGGCTAAAGATATAGACGAGTTGCATTCTTCCGGGTAGCGATACCAAAACTTCGCCCCCCAATAACTCTTTGCTAAGTCATCATTCCAGTTCCGATAATTGCAATATAAGTTGGAATAATATGACATGCAATCAAGATAGTCCTCATAATGTTCCTGTTTAATTGCCTGCTTCGAATATACATACAACAAGAAATGCAAACTCTTCCAATCGTTTTTTAATACACGGCTCATTGGCGTTTTAAGCAATGAGCATACTGTTGCAATAAAGAAAACACACTCCAGTTCTGTGTGTTGCCTTAATTTCAAAACGCCTCTGTGCGCAGTCTCCGGTTCATATTCTTTCAGCGGTGGAGTCACAAAATAGTGCAGCCGCCCATACTGCGTTTCTCTCCGACCATACCCGCTCAACTGTTGAGTTTGCGCGTATTCCTGCATTCCAAAAGCAAGCAGGCGTCTTCTGTAATGTAATAAAAATTTTCTTGCGGTTGAAGGATCTACATGATTCTTCTCGACCAATTTCTCTATCAGGTCATTATCTGAAAGATCACCTTGATCCTTCCTTCTTATAATTGTATAAGTTCCGTCACCATTGTATTTTTCTTTTATATGCAGAACATTCTTCCACATATAACGGTTCTTCCCAACCTCATACTCCGTGGTATGTACTGTTTCTGGAAGATATAGATGTTTAATTTCAATATAGTGGCCATTGCATTTGTACTGATTATGGTAATTCATATATACGCCTGCATCACGCCAGGCATTTCTCCAAACAGCAGTAGCCGGTTCCCATATATGATTGGGAATATTGGACATCTTAGATTCAATGTGTGGCAGTTCTGTCGGAATGAGTTTGCGGTACAGTTCTAAGTAATTGCTCGACTTTTTTCCCATAAACAGCCCTCTTTTTTCTTGTATTTGAAAACCACAAAACCACAAATATTTTATAAAAATTTTTATAAGAAATCAAGTTGCTTTTGTTTCAAATAACAATGCTATTTTAGGGAGCAAAGAGCGTATCGACTCAATCATGCCCGCTCTGGAGCACCGATTCTTTCCTGAGTTTAAAATAGCATTGCCCTTATAACAGTCAATCTAAATATGATGGGTCAGTTACCCGCAAACTATCATGTTGGAAGTCAGATATTATTTATAAGTGTATCACTCCCACCAGAATGCCCTATCTATTTATAAGTGATATTTTGTTCCTATTATCTGATCATAGTTCCCGTATTCATCAAGGATTCATGGAGTATAGAGTAAATAGTTCGATTACATGAAGTCTCTATATAAATTCTCGTTTTAAAAATTATATCAGGCTAACAAGACCTGTAATTCATTATAGGTTCGTTCTTCTGCGTAAAAATTTACGCAGAGCAACACACCATGTAAAGGAGGAAATGATATGTCTAATATAAAAATGATGCCCTTGCATACCTTTGAACTTTCGCTGATTATTACAGTGGAAGAATATCAGAATTGCCGGAATATTTTATACGCTACCGCAAAAGAAATAGACGCGCAATGCTTTGATGAAAACGAATGGTTAAATTTTCGTGGATTTCGATCTGCTGGGGTCAGCCTCTCAATGCGCAAGAACAAGAACCGTTCTGGTGCGGTTGTGAGATTGCAGGTTAATCCGTCAACTCTTCTGGGAAATACTGACCCAACAAAATTATTCTTACCGACGAAAAAAGAGCTAAAAGACGTCGTTAGTTCTCTTGGGATACTGCTCCGAGCAATCAAATTTCCAAGAGATATTGAAGACTTTTACTTAAATCGCTTAGACATTTGCAAGGATGTACGATTAGAAAAGCAGGAACATCTGATGGAATATCTTCGTCTTTTCAGAAAAGGCGCAAATCGTTCATATTGGACGGAAGACTGCTTTGGCGATGAACGTGATGGTCACTCAGTCCGCCGCAAGCGGGATGATTATAAAGTCACAATGTATGACAAGATATTTGAGCTATCTCAGTCAGATCGTTCCAAGCATAGTACCGAACCGTTTCAGTGGCATGAAGCCTATCAGATTTTGCGAATTGAGACTGCACTACTGCGACCGGGTATTCGGGAGCAAATGCAGCGGTTAGAAATCGACTACGATCTTCTATGGCCGGATCTACTTACGGAACTCTGCATATCCGGAGCATCTATCATGGAAGATTTAATTGATATGCTGATACCCAACGGAAACTTTTACAGTCTCAATGCCGCAAGGATAGTTGTTCAGACCGCTGGATTAAGATACGATGTGCAAGAGAAATTGATAGATTACCTATGCGAAACCAATCACCATTCATATCTTGATGCACCTAAAGTTAAAATAATAAAAAATAGAAAAAAGCGCATACAGCAGCTCTATGAGCTTAACATCAGTCCTGTTACGATTGAAGCCCGTTCAAAAATAGATGTGCTGCCTTCAATCCAAGCGCTACTCCTACTCCCCTAACCTCACCCAGAATATTCGCATAACCTTTCTGTGTTTAAATTTTAATTTCACCCCAATAACTCTATAAGGGCAACAAAAATTTTACTTCTGCCCAGCCGGATACCGGCATACTCTCAATTAAGGAGGAATTTTATTATGAATGACTCTCATTGCAAGAGCTACTTTAAAAGCGGCGAGGACTGCACCACCGTTCAGAACTATACCAACATTTGGATTCAGTTGATCAATCAGCTGGAACGATCCAAGATGATTCTGTCCGGTGCCAGATAACTGAATATCGGTGCAAATACATCAACCCGCTTTCATCGCGCTCAAGCTGTGATGAAAGCGGGTCTTTTTATATGTTGATTCATATGATTGGAGGCAGAGCAAATGGAAAAGGTTGCGATTTATTGCCGACTGTCTGAAGAAGACCGCAACAAGAAACAGGAAACGGATGACAGCAACAGCATCCAAAATCAAAAGGCCATGCTGCTGGAATATTCCATTCAGCAAGGCTGGGAAGTATATAACATTTACAGCGATGATAATTACACCGGTTCTGACCGGAATCGGCCTGAATTCAAGCGTCTGTTGGACGATGCCGAAGCACATAAGTTTGACATCGTTCTTTGCAAGAGCCAGTCCCGTTTTACCCGCGAATTGGAACTGGTGGAAAAGTATATCAATGGGCTTTTCCCCATTTGGGGCATCCGCTTTATCAGTCTGGTTGACAACGCTGATACGGCGAACAAGGGCAACAAGAAATCCCGTCAGATCAATGGTCTGGTCAATGAATGGTATCTGGAGGACATGTCTGAAAATATCCGTGCCGTTCTCACCAATCGCCGCAAAAACGGCTTTCATATCGGCGCTTTTGCGCTCTACGGCTACCAGAAAGATCCGAAGCAAAAGGGACACCTCATCATAGATGAAGAGGCAGCCGCAATTGTGCGGGAGGTTTTCACCCTCTTTTCGCAAGGGTACGGAAAGACCGCCATTGCCCGGATGCTCAATGAGCGTGGCGTACCGAATCCCACAGAATACAAGCGGCAGCACGGTCTGCGGTATCAGCAGCCAAAGTGCAGGAACAGCACACTTTGGAAGTATTTTGCCATTTCCGATATGCTGACCAATGAAATTTACATAGGAAATATGGTGCAGGGCAAGTATGGCAGCGTTTCCTATAAAACCAAGCAGAATAAACCCCGTCCCAAGGATGACTGGTATCGTGTGGAAGGAACCCATGAGGCCATCATCGACCGGGATTTGTGGGATCGGGTGCAGTCGATCATTGCCGCCCGCGCAAAGCCTTTTGATGTGGGGACTGTTGGCCTGTTTGCCCGCAAGGTACGCTGTGCCAACTGCGGCTATACGATGCGTTCATCCAAAAATCGCGGTAAGCATTATCTGCAATGCTCCAACCGGCATGTGGCAAAGGACGCCTGTATTGGGTCTTTCATTGCGGTTGATAAATTGGAAAAAATCGTGATCCAGGAGTTGAATACCCTCTCACAGCGGTATCTTGATCAGGACGAATTGGAACGCAGCGTAGAGTTCAACCAGAATTTAGAGCAGCAAAAAGTGGCCTGTCTGAAGGCCAAGGCAAAACTCCAAAAGCAATTGGAAGATAACAGCAATTATTTGCTTGCGCTCTATAAGGATAAAGTAAAAGGCCTTGTCGGTGAAAAGGACTATTTTACTATGGCAAATGACTTTTCCAAAGAGCGGGAACGCACAGAATATCAGATCAAAGAAGCTGACCGCCATTTGGAAGAATTGGAGGCCCAGATGCTTGCCGGAGATCAGCGAAAAGAGATCATCCAACGCTACACCCATGTGGAACACCTGACCCGTGAGATGGTGGAAATTTTGATTGACTATATCACCGTAGGCAAACGAGTTCCCGGAACGCAGGACGTTCCCATTGAAATTTATTGGAATTTCTGAAAAGAAAACAGTAAGCAAGCAGAGTGCTTGCTTACTGTTTTTTCATAATCTATCCGTTTCTTCGATTCGCGCCTTGATTTTCTCTGCATTCTCTGACGGCACTTTACATCCGTTTAGCAGCTTTTGGTAGAATGCTTTAACGTCCATATCACCCAGAATATAGAACACTTGACTGTTGTTTACTGCAATAGTAAAGAGATTTTCTGTTTCGTCTTTCGTCCATACTGTGATCTGCCGCATTTTTTCAATGACGGCATGTGTAGTGGCAAAGCTACGGCTATTTTCCAGTTTGATAAGCAGATCAACCTTTTCGCGTTCGGTTTCATTCGTCTGCTTGTCTGCATCGGTCTGCTCTCTCTTATAAGCATAGAACCGGGATTCCAGAGCTTCATTTTCCGCCGTACGGTCAATGATCGCCTTGAGCAGGATATCAAGCTCCTTACCCTCAGAATAATCCGCAGGGGCATAATACTTGATACGATTTTCCCGCATCATCTTGTAGACCTTGGTTTTGTCCTTGGTATCCGCGTTGTAGACGCCGATGGAATATCCACCGTTGACATTGACCAGCTTCATGCAGGGAACGTCTGTATCGCTGTCCCCAATATAGACCATATTGCGGAACGGGACACGCATCTCATCCGGTGCAAAAGAATCATTTACACCGGGGTCATTGATATCCAAAACACCCTTTTCGATACGGAATAGGAACTGTGTCTTATTCGTGTAGTTGACTACTTGGGCCGGCCAAATCGCTACGCCTTTTTCATTGTAGAAAAATGAACTGGCATATATCTTCTTGAATTCACCGGCAACATCGGTTCCCTCGATCATCTCCTTCAGCCCGGAAGAAATGATATAATGTTCGACAAGTACGCCGTGTTCTTCTCCATATGTACAAATTCGCTTGAACCAATCCTTGACACCAGGGAAAAGCACTACCTCTTTTCCGCACTTCATTAGTTCTCCACGAGTAAAGAGTTTCTTCCCTTCCGCTGCCTGCTGCATCATCAACATATAGGCGAGGTTTTGATCCATGTCATTGCCGCTGGCTAATCCATTTGACTTCTTCCAAAATGTCTCTACATCATACCCGACCGACTGGATAAACCCTTGCGCTTGCATGTCGTCCGGTGACAGCGTTTTATCAAAGTCATAGCAAATTGCCAGTACAGGCTTTTCCTCTTTGCGCTCTCTTTTGTACTCAGTACTCAT